CAACAAAGTCACATTCAAATTCTGTTCGGAATTGTTGCTCAGAAGTGTTTGCAATTGTTTCTTGTTTCCACTTTTCATCACGACCTGGCACTTGACTCCAATGAACCTCGATAGGAACATATGAACTTCTGCCATTTGATGCATCGGTCCAGAATTTATAGAAAAGGTTCATTCCATGAGGAGTTGAAACCATCAAAACCTTTGTCGTCTTACCTGAAGTAATAGTCGGATATACTGAACTGAAGAATTCATCAGCCACTTCGTGGGGAACGAATGCAAATTCGTCAAGGAAGATGAGGTTAAAAGAACTACCACGAATGGCACTTGAGGAAGTTGCTGAAGCAAGGATTCTCGAACCATTTTCGAGTTCAATAGAACCCTTATTCCACTGTTCTACTCCCTGCTGAAGCCATTTTGGAAGATGTTCATATGCTAACTGAAGTCTATGAAGAAGTTCCCTTGCAGTTGCTTGCTTATTGGCAAGAATAGCAACACTTACTTCAGGATTGAATAGTACATAATGTAGAAGATATGCAATTGTGGTAGTTGATTTACCAGACTGACGAGGAAGTTTACAAATTACGAAACGATTATCGTGAATGGTATTTACAATATGTTCTTGAAAATCATATAGTTCAAAATCAATTAATCCCTTGTCGAGATGAATGATTTTTACATATTTTTTAATGAAATAGATTGGGTCTTGTTGACATTTTAGATATTCTCCAACTTGCTCAGTTGTAAAATCTAAATTAACACCTTTGGCTTTTAGATTTGGGTTGCCGAGATAATGTTCATTCTGTGCCATTATTTTCAATCCATACTTCTTTACCAATAACTGGAGAACTCAAACCACCTTTGGGTTTTCCAATCATTGCAGGACACCAATCACCACCAAAGTGTCCTTTTGCTTTCATATCCTTTAACCATTCCTCACCAAAGTTTTCAATTAAGAATTTATCTCTTGCTTCGCTATGGCTATTGTGATATTTTGTGCTTTGATAACAGATTGGTTCAAAGTCACTCATCTTTTGCTTCGTACTCCACATCAATAATATCTTCTTGCTTTTCCTGCTCTTCGATTTCATTTTCAATCAACTGTTCTTTTTGTTGTTTCAGTAGTTTTTGAAGTTCTTGTGTTGAACCAACAAAGAGAGAGTTGTTTGTGATGTTGTTTGCTTTTTGACCACCATCTTCTTTACGAATCTGTTTCATTTTGTTGTGCATTTCAATGAGGTCTTTGTTCACATCAGCAACATTCTTAATCATCTGAGCGGCGACTTCGTATGCTCTTGGTGATTCTGTTTCAGAAGCAACAGTGAGGATACCGTCAATTGCGGTACTACCTGTATCAATAATTTCCTTAAGATTTTTTCTTACAAGATTATAGTCACGCTTTAATTTATCTTCTTCGGTTGTAGGAATCATAATAGGATATCCGCCAGAATTTTGACCATCATGTAGGAGGGGGTTTTCTTCTGTAATTTCTAAATCTAACGCTTCTGATATCTTTTCGTCTGCTTTTTTCTTTTTATCCACCAATTACATCTCCCCATATATCAATATTGCCTGTATCACCACCAAAGGTATAATAAGTAATTCCTGCTGTATAATTAGAACTGTCTGAAGAAGCACCACTCGGACCAGTAACACCAACATCTATTCTAGACATTGCACCGCTAGTTAATCCTGCATCATAAGAAGTTTTGTCAAACATCGTAGCAAAGATATTTTTAATAATACCACTGGAAACTGTTCTTCCGTAAATATAACTTTTTGCAGTAAATCCTAAAGTCCAAGTTAAATTTCTTCTTTCTTCAAAATCACCTTCCCACTCTTCTTCGTTTGTTATAGAATTCAAAACTAATGGAATATCAACTTTTCTAACCAAACTGGTTGGATTTATACTTACAGTAAATTCTGGAGTGAAATATGGTAAAATTTGTTCAATAATTTGTAAACCATCGTTCATAAATTTTGTCATAACATATAAATTAAAATTAATATTATATGGAACTTCAGAATAAGAGTAAGTCATTTTATTGTCAGAATCTGTTGATGCTTTCTTCTGAAATTTTTCCATAGTATTTCTTTTTCTAGGACTATCATATTCAATAGATTCTATTTCAAAACTAAGGCGAGGAAGAGTCATTGCGACTTCTCTTCCTTGGTCATCTCTGATAGAACCACCTTCTTCAATTCTTCGAAGATACTTTTCAGAGTTTCCATACGCTAAAGGAACACGAATAGTCTCTTTTACTGTAGTGCCGTCCGCAAGATATCTTTTAATGTAAATATTATTAAAAAGAGAACCAAATGCTACTACTAGATTTCTTAAAGAATCATTTTTAAAATAAGTAAACATTAGTAACCTCCATCACTAAACGGGTCAATATCAGTAAAGTCGAATATATCATCTGCATCTCTTTGGATATCATTAGAATCATCATATGGGTCTGTTGGAATGATTATGGTTTCTGCCGGGTCGGCAGATGAACTGAATGCACCTGTCGCACCAGAATCTGTTCCTGTTATTGTACTACCACCAGACAAAGTACCAACTGCATTATGAATAGCAAGAAGGTTGGTAGATGCTGTCCAACTTACTACATTAGCAGACCATCCAGTCGCGGTAACTGGTTCGCCCACAAGGAATGTTCCGTTCGAAGAAGTTAATGATAGGTTAAGAACACTATCTTGTTGTACAGACTCAAACTTATCGATTTCGTCCCAACCAGTTTCGATATCTTCTTGACTGTATTGGAAGAGTTCACAGGAAAGTTCATATGTGTAAAGTTTGCCTAGTTGATAAAATGGATTTTCGTGTTCGACAAATTTGATTTCAAACAAACCATTGGTGAGAGGAAAATAAATCAAATCTCCTTCTAGTGGTCTTGTCATTGCCAATTCTTGTTCAAACCTTTTTTTTGAAACAATTAGTTTCATACTATCTTTAATTTCTAGACCAAATTTTGATATAAAATCACCATCTCCATCAAACCCATCTACATTTGAAATATACATTTCAAGTTCAGTACCACCTGTAAATCCTGAAATAGTATCTTCGCCAAACAATTCGTCTTTATTAACAATGTTTCTAGGAAGATATACCATATCCTGACCGTGTATCTGGATAGATTCTATGGTAAGGTCTTCAACGATTTTTTGTTCGTTGTTAGTATGTTTAAAGAATGAATTCTTTGCCATTTTTTATCCTACTATAAAACCAGGCGGTTCTTCAAATTTTACTTGCATTTCTTCTTCGAGTTTTTGAACCTCTTCATTTGCTTGGTCAAAAATCTGTTGTCCATTAAAAGATACTCCGCCTGGCAATTGAATGTTTTCAAATTTGGACAAATTAGAACCCCATTGTCTTTTAAATACAGCAGTTACATATTGTTTCAATAACCTATCATCGTAAACTTTTGTAAATTCTTGGGGGTCAATTAATACCCATGCTTCAACTGTAATATAATCACCCTCATCGATTTCATCGTCCCAGTTCATATCAAGATATAATCTCTGAGTACTTCTAGTAAATCTAAAGGTTTTTGCAGGGTCTAGCATTTGCTGTATCAATGACATATTTTGACGAACTAACATATATTGTGTCATTGAACCGCCATCGTGCCAACCATACCAATCATTTAATGCAATTTGATATTGCAAATCAAACATATTGCTTGACCTAGTAGAGAAGGAAAATACATTAGAAACACTTAAGACAGAATCATCAAGTGCAGAAATATCAATATAACCATTAGTTTTATCATCGGCAGTGACAGCGTGTGATAAATACAACTTTTCCGCACCATCATAATGATAGTCTGCAAAGAATTGCAATGCATCGTCTATTCGGTCCTCTAGTTGAGAATCGTCTACATTGATATCTATTACAGGATATCCGAGCCTGCGGAGAGCGTAGTCTTTTAACCCTTGCCTGGTTGTTGGTTTAGCCATTTAGCATTCTCTCCTTTTCTATAGTATATATAAGGCGGAGAGGTATATCAAATTAATGATATGCAAGTACTTCGTCATAATCATCCAAAAGATAAGAAATTTCCTCTAAATCTTTGGCAGAAATGGAACACTTTGTTCCTAAATCGCTTATCTTTAATTTTTCAAACGATACAGTGATTTCAGGAGTAAGAGCAGTTTGTAGCATTTCAATAAAGTGCTTTTTTTCTTCATTATCCATTTCAAATACCCCATCTTCTGTCTTACTACTATAATTTTCTAATAGTTCATTTTGAATATTTTCAATTTGTAGAAGGTGTGGGTTTAGTTGTTCTATAAATTTTTTAATTCTTATAGTAGTATTAATCGGTAATGATTGTTCTAAAAGATGTTTAAATACAGGGTAAGAACGATATATTTTTTCATATGTTATTTTCATTTGGCTTTTCTCCAATTTCCACGAATTTTTTCTCTTTCCTTTATCAGTTTTTTCATTTCATTTATATCTTTTGTATTATCAACATTATCATCAAAGAGATGTTCCCACATCAAATATACAAGTTGTGAAATGGTATAAAATCGGTCGTCTTCTTCTGGTGTACTTTCGTCCATCGAAGATGCTATTTCATCTACATATGCTTCGTCTTCTTTATCTGTTTTTTCTATTAGCCTTAAATCTTTTGTTCTTTTAATATACCGTTCGCCATCCGCCCAAGGAAATTCTCCTTCTAGTTGGGATGAGCCAGTATACAAAATATGTTTTTCAGAAGAAATATATTCTTGCCCAACACAACCTTTGGGTAATTTATATTTTGGTTCAACTTTTTTAAATGTTTCTAAATCAAAAACACTTTCATTGCCACGACCATCAGTAATAACGATAGTGTCAGAAGGAGTGTGTAAAAATTTTCTTTGAGTTCTCATAATTTAAAGTCCTATACAATTACATTATTTATATCAACCGTCAGAGGTAGTATCAAGTCGAACGGCCGCACTTATTCCTGATGCTGAAGCCCCTGCCGATTGAGCATCAATCCAAATTTTGGAATCTATATCAGCCCAATAAGAGACATTATCGCCTGCCATACCTGACCCTGTAGCAGAGTGACAATTCATAGCAGACCATTTCCAAGCGTGATATGCTGTAGCGCCGTCTGTTATACTTGCAGAACGGTCTGTTTCAACATATGAATTCTTAGCGGAAAAATATCCTTCACCAGTATTCATAACAGAACGACTATAATCTACCCAAGCACTACCCATTGGTCCAACTTGATATCCGTGTCCTGAGTTTGCCGTTGCACCAACACCGTTTCTATATGCACCAGAATATCTGCCGTGAATATTAGAATTATGATTTATATGGAATCCGTGTTGTCCATTATACGATGACCTGCACTCGTCTACATTTGCGTGTGAGTTATTAACAACATACCATCCAGCCCCATTATTCCTAAATGCGAATGAACCAGTTCTTGTTGACCAACCATGTCGAGTATCTTGTTGCTGAGTGGCGCCCTCTGCCGCATTTCCTCTATTTACGAGAAAATCTCCATAGTCGGTAATATTTGGATTATGGAATTTTCCTGTTGAACTTTCTTGTATTGCATATCCATGTCCACCATTAAATGTAGACAAAGAACGATGGAAGTTTCCATAAGAGTTCTTTTCGATATTTACACCATTGCTCATATTAGCAGTTGCAATAGATGATGGTGCATCAATAGCACTAGATTCTCTAATTAAGAATCCTTGGCTACAACCACTAACAATAGAAGATGTCGCTATAGCACTACTGCTATCTTCGACTAAAATTCCATTTAGACAACTGCTAACCACAACTTCTGATATATCTGCGCCTGATTCTTTTCGAACAGCAATGCCATTTTCGAATCCTGCTACGCATAGATTTTGAGTGGTATTAATTCCACCACCATCAATTACATTAATACCTGTTGAAGAATCTATTGGTAAAAGATGTCCTGATACCCCTGTAGCAAATCCAGGTCCACACAAAATAATATTTTTAATACTTCCAAGTTTACAGTTTGAAACATTAATTCCACCACTACTATGGAAATTAATTCTAGAAGGAAGGTGTTGTATTTCAATTTGAAGTGATTGATAATCCCAAGTTATTCCGTCAGCGCCGTGTTGTAAATCGTCGCCGCCTTCACCATCTCCTTCTCCTCCCCAAGTAATACCTAAGTTTCCAGTTGCTCCACCCGAAGAACCTGTACCGTTGTCTGAATAATATGGGAAAGTTTTACCAAGTCTACTTACAGTTACACCTGCACTCCATTCGTTTCCGCTAACCTGTGTTACAGAAAGGCCATTTTGGAAAAGTGAATCTGAGTTAAGAAATCTAAGGCCTTGTGGCGTCATATAAGCAGTACCACCGGCACCACTTGTAAGGTGAGTTCCTGCACTGTTGCCTGGTCCTCCTACTCCACCAATGAAATTTTCTTGGGCTGCCCCACCATAACTAGTTGGGTTGTGATGTCGAACATGAACAAGAATACTATTTGCCTTGCCTAAAGTATTAGAATCTAATGCAAGAACTTCGTGTACACCGTACATTAAAGTTTTTCGAAGTGACATTGGACCAATTTCAGCAGTTGTACCACTCACACCATCGGTATTAATATACTCATAATTAATATCTGTTTCTTTTTCTGTTGCACCAGTTGTACCAGTTGAACCAGTTCCTGTATAACTTAAATCACGAATAGAAACAAAATCACCAACCTCTACTGGACCGGCATCCCCAACCAAAAGTTCCATTATATACCCACCAGTACCACCTGTTATAGATGGTCCTATTGCTCGATAGGCTGTATCATAATAATTGATTCCATACAAATTTAATGTATTGGTTGAATATCCTTCAATATGAATTCTTTCTGATTGTGCGTGATTTATTGTTGTTTCTGAACCAACTACACCACCCGTCCAGCCAGCAATATTACCATTAATTGCGGGGCTTCTTTCTGAAGGCAGTACATAAAGTGTAACAGAACCATTTTCTGTAATTCTATAATTTTCAAGATAATTAAATGCTTTTTGCAATGATGCCCATGGCTCTGCTATAGACCCATTATTAGAATCATCTCCTGCTGGACCAATAAAAAACTCGCTATTAGAATTAATAACTTGTTGTTGTGTCGAGGCATCGCTCGGAACATTTATTGAACTATTATTTGTACACGCCATTTATTTACCTTTTACTATATTTATGTAGATTATGAAGAACCATCAGCCCCACCTAATTCTGCACTTGCCACATAATGGAATGCAATTTTGTTTTTGTATCCTGTGACCATTGTAGTTTCCTCCCTGAATCTTGTGATTGCTCGGATGCCTTTGGTGCTATACCATACTTGTTTTACATGGTGATGCATATCTGCACCTTGATTATTGCCTTCTAAGTGAATCATACGATACCAATCTCTCATTCCAGTCATAGGGTTGAAAATTGCAATTTCAGGAGTTCTAGATTTTTCTACTTCGAATGGATTATCGAAGTGAGCAGTTGGTTGAATAATCCAGTCATCTTGTGTTCTAATGCCTTGGTTAGTGAGTGTGCCTGGCGGAATATGTGCATCATATGATTTTTCAAAATATCTTTTACATCTGTACATTTCAACATCAAACGGCAAACAACTAAAGGGAGTATCTACAGTTCCTTCTTCTAGTTTTATTTGAGCAATTTGAAAAGTTTTACCTACTGTATCGGCATTATTTACCATCCCCGCCACACCTACAGTATTGCTTGCTGTCCATTGGTTTACTAAAGACCTTGGAGTTTTTATTGTGTCACCAACATGATTACTAAACCAAATTTTTAATCCTTCGCCCTTACCGCCGCCAGCAGTATCACTTGTTGGATGTCTCTGTTGGAAATTCCAGAGGTTAGGCTCCCACAGTGGTGTTGGGAGAGTTATTCTTATTTTTTGCCAAGTGTCGGGAGAAGTAATAATATATGGTGCAACATATGACCTGGTCCATTCTTCGTTTCTAAACGAAACAACATATTCTCCTGATGTACTTGCCTTTACCCAAAAGGTTAGTGTCATTGCTCCGCACATAAAGAGAGGCCTGAAGTCTGGACCTTCCATATAATATTGAAGTCCAGAATAAGTCCAACCTGTTGCATTTGCGTCAGGGGTTGTACAAGTTACTTTTAATGAATATTTACAACCTGCTCCTAATGATTGGTTTGTAATATTAGATGAAGCAGGAACATCGGTTGATTGTTCCATCGAAAATCTACCAGGACCTACTCGATAAAATCCCCACCTATCGGCTAACCAAGTTTGTCCTCCGTATCCTACATCACTATAACCACCCGCGTCTGTATTTTGCGTACCTCTTTGCCAAATATCTAAATTACCATTGATGAGGTAATTATCATTTGAGCGGAAAGTTGATTTCCACTTATCAATATTAGTGTCATATACTAAAGTATCACCGTGATGGGGTGTGTTACAAGTAAGTTTTACACAACTGCTTGCACCAGATACACCATTATATGTGTTTTGTGAAATATCAACATCTGCTAGATTTGATAAATTAACATCAATAAAGGATGCGTTTGCTGTTGCTTGGGCTCGAATTATATAATTTACAGCAAGGTATGGATGCATATTGTTGTGTGCCGCTCCACCACCTTCAGGGTCTACGATACTAGTTTTATATGCTCTACCTAAGTCGTTATCATCACCATTATTATCATTACCATAGTGTGCCCAGTCATTAGTAATCATAGGTCCGTGGGTGGTCATTTGACTACAAGTGTTTAATGAACAACCAGAACTAAAACAAGGTTGGTCAGCGATAGGACCGTATGCTTTGCCGTCAATTGTTAGGTGACGGTTATTGTCGTTTGCCATTTCGTCAATATATGCTTCATATCTGGCTGCGTGAGTGTGGGATGGCATTTCACCTACAGTAAGGAAGTGTTTTTCTTCACCACCAACCTCACCAACATTTCTTGTACTGTATAAACTAGAATCTACATTTACACCAACAGGGGATTTTCCTCTAAGGTCGGGGAGTCTATGCATTACGCCTTCGACAGGACCAAAGTTAGAACCCAACAAAGTCGCCAATCTAGGATAATCTAATTCAGAAAACTGTTGTCCCTTACAAATTAACCATCCTGTAGGTACAACTGTTTCATCAGCCCCACCAAAAGGAACTACCATTCCTACAGGTGATATTTCACTAAGTTCTACCATATTCCCTAAATCAATACCGTTTACTGCGCCAATATAATTTACTACAACTCCCTCAGTAGAAGTTGTGGTTACAAGCATACACTTTTTGATTGAACCCGTTGCTGTTGGGGCTTCCGCTACCAATGCACCCGCTACTGTAGTTGAAAGGAAATATGTTGTTCCGTTCAATAGTCCCATACAATTAGTATTAATTGCACCAGCAAAAACAATTGTAAATGCGTCTGCGGTTGTAGATTCAACAACAGCCAATGCTTCTGCATTACATCCTGTATCTGCTATGGCTCTTACCCAGGCAGAACCATCGTGTCGAAGTACTTCACCACAAGAAAATCCATGACCTACTAACTGAACGGTTAGTTTCATACTAGCACCGGCGCCGCTTAGTTGTTCAAATGCACTACTTCCCACTGTTTATCTCCTAGCGTATACTTGTATCAATATGGTATATTGTTTTCCACTGATACTGTCCTACTGTGTTTAATCTTCTATCTACTCTCATTCCTACTGGCCATAACCAAACATCACTAATATTGGCAGAGTCAGTGAAAATCGGCAAAGCCGCCGCTCCAGCGTTGGTCCAATCATTTGATGTAATATCCATTGCGTGTACACATTTTCCAAGAGTACCAGACATTTGTGTATTAATTGGTACATAACCGTTATATGGATATGGTACTGATTTGTGTTGATGTAGAGTACTACCAGTCACACCGACTGCGTGAGCATATCCAACTCCATTAGAGAATACTCTCTGGTAATATCTATTCACTAACAAATCTTCTACTGCAATTGGTCGTTCTTCCCAATCCGTAGCGGTACTACCTGCT